AATGCAACAACTTGGAATTTCCATGAATGATGTGAAGGCTCATGGAAATAACATGGACGCCATGTTCGGTGAAGTGGTAGATAAATTCAACAAGATGCCTGCTGGGGCAAACAAAACCGCCGTTGCAACCAAACTGTTCGGAAGGAGTTGGCAGACATTACTACCACTGCTGAGTGGTGGTTCTAAAGGTATGGAAGCCTTGACCAAGCAAGCCGAATCTATGGGTGTGAACTTCGGTGGTAATGGTCAGAAAAGCATGATGCAAATGAGAGCTGCAATGGTGCAAGTCAACCTGGCTACCACTGGTTTGAAGGTTGCATTTGCTCAGGAAATTGCACCTACACTATTCCAGGTTTTGGGTGTTGTCGTGCAACTTGCTGGTGTGTTGTTGAAGAACCTGCATCCTGCTTTCAAGATTCTAGGCTCCATAGTGAATGGAGTTACCACCTTCTTCAAGCAACATCAAACTGTTTTGCACGCTGTCATGATAGTGGTTGGATTGCTGATAGCCCAATGGGTCTACGGCAAAGCGGTCATACTCGCGGCGAGAGCAGCACTAGCACTATTGACATTGGCGCAAAACCTCGGCAAAGTAGCCATGTTCGCATACAAGGTTGCGGTTCTGGCCGTCCGAGCAGCCATGTTGATTTGGCAGGGAACAATATGGTTGGTAAATGCAGCTCTCGATGCGAACCCAATCGCCATAGTAATCATCGCTATCATAGCGTTGATCGCCATAATCGTCCTAGTGATTACGCATTTCACCCAGGTAAAGAATGTCATAGTGTCCGGGTGGAATATCATAAAGGGCGCGTTTATGACAGCTATCAACTTTGTCATCAACTTTGTCAAGAAGAACTGGCCACTATTGGTTGGGATATTCGGCGGGCCAATCGGACTCATTATAGGTCTGTTCTTCAAATTCAAGAGCCAGGTTATTCAAGCCGCAACTGATGTTTGGAATTTCATGAAGAAACTGCCGGGCAGAATCGTTAGTGCCATGAGTGGAATTGGAAATAAAATAGCGCAGCCATTCAAGGCAGGATTCCAATGGGTTATGGATCACCTTCCGCATCCGAGCATCAGTACAGGACATTGGCACGGAATACCATATCCGAAGATCAGCTTTGCAACGGGTGGTATCATGCCCTATGCTGGAACTGCTCTAGTCGGCGAGGCAGGACCAGAAATATTGCATCTTCCTCGCGGAGCCAGCGTGACACCACTCAACAGAACCAGCAATTTCACTACCGTAAATCAGGGCAATTATGGTGGCATACCACCCATCATGGTTTCGGTGCAAGTTGACCGGAAGGAAATTGCCCGAGCAGTGGCAAAAGCCAATGATGATATCAAGGCGAGAAAATGAGACATGTTGAATTCATTTCGCCCGAACTGAAAATACATGTTCGCCCGAAACTGACTGGTCCCACTGTTGTCATTCAACATCAGGGCGAAGGCTGGCAAAATGTCCAGAGACACTGGAATATTTCATTCACTGAATGGCAGGGCGCTCCGGCCTATGAGTTGCAAATCCCCTGCATATTCGATCAATTCGGCTGGAACAAACATACTCACTTGACTCACGCGAGTATCGAATCTGAATGTCGCATCATGGAACGTATGTCAGAATACATTCCAAGAAAACGTCGGCCAGGGATTCTGAAGATTGACGCTGGTGGAGATATCCCTCATGATAAAACCAATGACCACAAAAAGTGGTGGGTGGTTTCCGCAATAACATGGGGCGATTACATCATCAACAAAGCTGGCAATCGTACCAGGCAAGAATTCTCAGTGAACGTATGGGATTGGCGGCCGGAAACCATAGTGAAAAGTGTTCACCATATGCCGGACAGACCAGTTCCAAAAACATATCGAGTCAAGAGTGGTGACACCTTACCGAAGGTGGCGACCTTCTTTTATGGTGACCAGGCATATTGGCACCAGATTGCGAAGCTGAATAAAATACCTCACCCACTGCACCTTAGAGTTGGCAGCGTGATAAAAATGCCGCAGGTATAGACATGCCTCTCTATGCTGAATATACCAAGCAGCCACTCGAAAACCGATCATGGTTCGAGTTTATGCAGCGTGGTGGTCTGGGGTCACTGCTAATCAATAACGATCTAGTTAGTGATGATTTAGCTGGCGCGATATTCGACGGGAAAATTGTCGAGACAATGGATGGTGCTACTTCCGTTGAATTGAATATTCTTGACACCACTAGAAAGCTGGTGAATGGCATCCTACAAGACTGGATGCACATGGGACCAGCGCCAATCTACACGGTTCGATCTGGCAAGCATCATAGGAAAGTCGTGTTACCTAATGACTGGAATGATGTTTACCTCACTCTTGATGGTAAGGATTTTTGCCTATGCGGAGTGAAGAAAAATGGTGATGAATTCGATCTGACATTTGAGAATCGAGCAGTTCATGAGCTTAGGCGATACCGGAAACAAAAGTCATGGCAACGTACTGATACGTTCACTCGCGCTATGTGCATCAAGAGCATGTGCGATGAAGTCACCACTCTCCCTGGTGGTATCGAGTTCTTCACCAATCAGCTACGCACCAAGCAACCTATCGGGCAACCTGATAATACAGGTACGAATCCCACCGATCCCCCGAAATCTACCGACACCAGCACCGATGCAGCTACCAAAAAGCAGCATGGATTTGCTCCCGATGCGCCGGTCACAGTCAAACATGCTAAAGCCACAGCGCAACAAAAGGATTACATAGGTCAAGTCCTGCGAACCGGAGAAGGCATGAACATGCCGTATCCGGTCCTGGTGTCGAGCATCATGTGCATTACCCAGGAATCCGATGTTACGATATTGAATAATCCCTATCTCGGAATGGGTCTGTTCAGCCAGGAGAAGTACATAAACGGCCAGCGTTCATCATGGCCAGCGATGGATAATGGAATTGCCGGTGATGCAACAGCATATTTCAATAGCGCATTACGAGTTTACAAGAGTAACCCAAATCAGGAATTGTTTGAGTTAGTGCAAGGTGTTCAGGGAAGTGGTGCTGGTAGCACCTATGCAACTGCGAAAGCAACATACGGTCAGTGGGAAGATGAAGCAAAACATACTGTTGCGTTATGGGGAACCAGTGAAGGTTCTGCATCGAACGGCGGAACAGTTACCACCTCCTTCAGCCAGATTGATCCATACTATTTCAAGAGAGGTACAGACCAGGGCGCAGAGGATTCATGGACATGTATGAAGCGGTTGGCTGATGAAGTGAAATGGCCGCTCTTCATGGTGGATAACACGCTCTATTATGATGATGAAGATACCCTGGTCGGATCAATTCCTATCCGTACAATCTCTGAGAATATGGAGGGAATCGACTCGATTGATTATGATGTTGACACTGGTAAAATCGTTAGCGAAGTTCAGGTAACATGGAATCTTCTACGTTGGGATATCCGGCCAGGATCATGTGTTTATATTGATGGGTCTGGGATCATTGATGGAAGGTGGTTGGTGTATGAAGTTGACACTCCGCTTTTCTCTTCTGTAGCGACAGTGACACTGCATCTACCAACAGCACCAATCAAGGAGCCTGCACCCACCACTTCCCAAATTACAGTCAAGGGGCAATCCTATATGGATACTGGCAACGCTGCTGCTGGTGTTACCTCGACTGGAAATGACATAGTGGATAAGGCTTATGCTGCTGCGAAGGCAATTGATTCCAAGCATTATCCATACGTTTACGGTGGTGGACATGACGCCAACTTCTCTGGTCCGTATGATTGCTCTGGATATGTGTCTGCAATTCTCAAGGCAGCAGGCATATTGAATACTCCTATGGCATCACCAGCTTTGAATAGCTGGGGATCAGCCGGGCGAGGGAAGGTTATGACAGTATGGACAAATCCTGATCCCGGTCCTACCGGCCATGCATTTATGGAGTTCAACATGCCCGCTCCAACAGGACACATGCAAGCTAATACCTCTCATGTCAAACCTCCTGAGTGGGGAGCTGCATTGGTACCCTGGGGCGGTCCCGGTTTGGCAGACTCAAATCGAAGTGGTGTATTCTTCCCGAGACATTGGCCAGGGACATGAGTGCAACAGTTGACAGACAAGTTCCACGTTATCCGGTTCGATCTATCATAAGCCGGATTGATCCGAATGGTGACACGTATGTACGTGTTCCCGCGTTCGATAATGCAACTGATGAATTCCTGGTTGCCAAACCTGATCTAAGTGTTGGTCAACCATTATGCGTAGTCGAGGATGAATATGGACAGTACTGGCCAACTGGTGCGGTGGGTGGTGGCGGACAAAAACCAATCTATGATACCGACCAAATCGGTACGATCAAAGCATTTTACGGGAAGGTAATTCCTGATAATTGGATGCTAGCCGATGGTACTGTTTTGAATCGTAGTGAGTACCCTGACCTGGCAGACACCATAGGTATTCCTCCTGAGCAGGAAACATTTCCATTACCGGACTTGCGAAACAAGTTCATATATGGTGCGAGCGATCCAAACAATCAAGGTGCTAGTGGTGGTGAAGCCAGCCACCTTTTGCTAGCTGGTGAATCTGGAATACCTGCTCATGGTCATAGTGTTCCTGGACAGACAGTGGTATCCAACACTGAGAATCAGGGATTCAATTTCAACTTCAATGTCAACTCTGGTGGTCCTGGTTGGCAGGGTTCGGCTGGCTTGAGTGTTTATCAGGGTTCGCTTGGTGGTGCGAACTTTGTCGCCATTACTTATAACGGCGCGTATGTCGGCGGCGACCCAAACAAATACAATGACTTCAACCATTACCATAATGTCGCTGGTACGACCGGCACTCAAAATCAGAATCATAACCATAATGTCACCATCGGTGCGGTAACCGCAGCGAATAACGCAGCCACCAACGCGGGAACTGCGCATAACAATTTGCCACCATACATATTGGTTGCCTTCATTATCAAGGTAACTGGTCCCACCATTGATCCTGGTGTTGCATTGATTGGACCCCGAGGATTGCAAGGAATTCAAGGTATCAAGGGTGATAAGGGTGACACTGGTGAAATAGGTCCAATAGGAAACCTTGCACCTGGAACCAACATAGGTGATACTTTAGTTTGGGATGGTGCAAGTTGGCAACCTAAGCAGCCTTTGGTTTTACAACGTGCCAGAATTGCTAATAGTGTTTCCACCGTAATTGCTGCTGGTGCAGGTTGGGTCAACGTACCTCTACCTAGCGTTGTTTATAATAACGGTTCTGCTTTTACTTATAATGCAAGCACCAATCTACTCACTGTCAATACATCAGGATATTTCGATATTGTAGTTCGCTGTCGTTTGGATCTAAATGGTATTGCGGCTGCGTATGGTGCAATTTCTGCAACAGTGAATGGTGGGGTAATTTGGAGTGGAACATTACAGGATAACTCATACATTAGCGCCACGGTTTACCCCTATCGCACTTATGAACAAACTTGGCTAGGACATCAAATTGCTGCTAATAGTACCGTTGGTGTCGTCGCGCAGATGGTAAATGTAGCAGCCACCATTCAAGCTGGTGGCTACTGTGACTTGCAAATCAGACAAGTAGCATAACTAAGGAGACTGAACATGCCTGACTACATGGTAAGCGTTCGACTCACTGCTGATAATTCTGATGAAGTTATTACCAGGGTAGCAAGCTGGGAACTCAGCGAACAAGAAGGTGTTATTAGCATTTCCGCCCAGCCGGAAGTGGTGCAAGTTCCGCAGGAATTGTTGCCACCACCAATCGCCATGATGTCTCCGGCCATGCCTGCTGAAGCTCCGCTACCTGAAGCCAAGAGCAAGAAGTAATGTCGAATGAGAATATCGTAACTCCGCATTGGCAATTACCATTTCAGTTTACGTTCGATGGTTCTGCTGTCGAGATAGAGCAGGGTTCCGATAATGAAATCCAGCAGGCGATTTATGCATACCTCGCCTATCAGCCTGGACAACTCATGTGCTATGCCACTTTCGGTATGCCTGATCCAACACTGAAAAAGGGCGCAACTAATTTGACTGCTGTAAATAACTTGCTGGTAGGTTGGGACGATAGGGTGGATGAAATCATATCCCGCGATCCCGGCTGGATTCAAACTCTAGTTGACACTGTTACTATCCAACGGAACCTAGTGGTAAATGCCTGATGAATATATCAACATACCAGTAGAGTTCGATGAAACTGCGCTGTATAATACCGCGGTTTCAACTGTCCAATCTGCATTTCCAGAATGGTCCCCGATCCGGGGATCATTGGTAGACATAATCTTGCGATCATGTGCAGCTATGGCGGCTGTGGCTGCGGAGGTTGCAAGTAACGTACCATTCAACATATTCAAAGCATTTCTCAATTGGGCTGGCGAGGCTTCTCAACCTGCTGTTTCTGCGGAAGTGGTATTACGCTTTACCGCGAGCGATGATGTGGGTCATACCATTCCAGCTCTCACGCCGGTTGGTCTAATCAGTGACTCGGTGACCGAAGCAGTTGCTTTCCAGACCGGAGTAGCAGTAGACATACCGGCAACATACACTTATGTTGATACGGTCTGCACGGCGATCCTACCCGGCGCGGCTGGCAACAATTTGAATACGGTGCAACGCGCGGATTCACTGACATTCATTGATGACATATCCGTAGCTCCGAGTAATACCGCGAGTCATAGCGGCATGGACGCTGAGACTGATGATGCATTTGTCAATCGTGGTGCGCAGGAATTGGAGACATGGAGTAAGACTCCTATTCTGGGCAGGGATTTTGCCTTGCTTTCCAGGGAAATTCCAGGGGTATTTCGATGCGCATGGATCGACAATTACGACTATCCCACTTCCACTGCTGATGTTGAGCGAGTGGTAACGCTCTGCCCGATTGACGCTAATGGTGAGGAAATGACACCAGAGGTACGCGATGACATAGCGGCATTGATGGAATCCATGAGGGAACTGAATTTCATTTGTTATGTTGTCGCGCCGGATGCGAATGGTATTACCATTACGGCGGACGTTCATTGTCAAGACCCAACAGCGTTATCCTCAGCCGAGAGCCAGGTTGAAGATTCACTCAACCAATTCCTCTCACCAGCAACATGGGGAACTCCTACCACTGGTCGCGGGCAGCTAGTACCACTATGGATGAATCAACCGTGGGTACGATTCTCTCGCGTCATGAAGGCAATTGAAGATGTGGTGGATGTGGATTTTGTTGAAAACCTCACCATCAATGCTCAGCCGCAGGATTACCAAATGACTGGTGTGTTCCCTCTACCATCACTGACCGCAGCGAACCTGAACATGCTATCTCCATAAGGAAAGCGTATGGGTGCTACCTCCTTCAGACCAGCAAGACTAACACCCAACTTCAACTTACCTGTACCTGCTGATGAAGACCCTGCTGATTTCGTAACTGACATAGGAAACTTGGCTGATGCAATCGACTTGATTGTGCAGCAAGCTGTACATAAGCCAGGTGATTTGATCCCATCATTTGCCAGCGCACGACCGGATGCATTACTATGCGACGGACGTTTGATATCAGGTGGTGTGGCACAATATCCTGCTCTCGCAGCAGCATGTCCACTGTTGGTAACCGGACAAGATATTCGACTCCCAGACCTAAGAGGTTGCGCGATTATAGGTGCTGGTCAAGGTGTCGGTCCTGGTGGCGGCGCACTTACCAATCGTACAGTTGGTGGTAAGTGGGGTAGTGAGTCTCCGGTATTGCAACTTCACAATCACACCATGTTGTTCGAGTCGCAAGTTGAATCTGGCGCTGGGCATCAGCATTATGCATCCGTGAGCGTGAGCGGTTCCACTGGTTTCATGGATCGCGCCGATCCGCACCAACACTATCTAGCTGGTGATAATAGCTATAAGAGTGTGCTGATATCGAACTATTGGACAACACATTCCACGGCGCAAGGTGGCACGTTCACTTACACTCCACACTCGGATTCATCAATCACCACTGTTGGTATTTCCGCAGCTACCTCGATCAACCACGCTCACTCATTCTCCGGTAGTGGTGGTGGTTGGACCGGGCAAAAAGCAGCCGGACAAATGACTGACCATTCCCATACGATCAACGGAGCAACATACAACGCGGGTGCCGATGCGACTGGTAGTAACTTACAGCCGTCAGTGGCGGCAAACATTTTCATAAAGACATGAGGTTATAATGAGCGCGACCAACATACCAATCGGTGCGGCGGGGACACCATTAGGAAGTGACCACCTAAACGCCCATTCACTGATTGTCGATAAACTCAATCAACTTGATACTGCTCTTGCAAGTTTGACCAACATGGCAACACCAGTGGGGTCACCGATTCCGTGGCTGGTGGATTCCATACCTGTTGGTTTCATTGAGTTTGCAGGGCAGACCATTTCCTCCGCAACATATCCTAAATTGTTTGCGATCTTCGGAGCAACATTACCGGACTTGCGCGGGCAATCATTATTCGGTGTTGACTCCACTCACCCTATCGGTTCTAATGGTGGAGCATCCACTGTTACTCTAACCTCCGCTCAATCTGGCATGCCTTCTCACGTTCATCCAAATACCACAGCTACCACCAGTGGTACAGACTCACCAGACCACGGACACACTGGTACTACGGCTGGTGCTGGAACTGGAATGTGGCTGAATGATCCGACACATGCTCATGGTAATCAAGTGCAGATTTGGGCTACTGGTTCTGGTTGGACTGTTGGTTCTGGTACTGCTCTTGGTGTTGGGCAGGCACCAGGTACGGCAGCATCATACACGGGTTTGACACTGAGCGATCCGGGACATGTCCATTCATTCTCCACCGCTGGCGCTAGTGCTAGACATGCCCATTCAATTCCTGCCATTGCAATTCCCGCAGTGGCAGCCGCTAACGCAGCATCCAGCCATGAGAATTTACCACCATACAGAACCGTTAGATGGATTACGGTGGCAGCATGAGCTTCACTGCTGAATGGGATGACGGTAGTTATACATGGGATCAGATCGACCGCGATTGGCTGGGCGATCCGCTACCACTACGCATAACAGCAGGCGAGCTACCGCCAGGTATCACCGATTCATCATATCGTTTCGTACTCACTGCCACCGGCGGGGTTCCACCATACTCATGGTTTCTAGCTGGCGGAGCATTACCGGCTGATTTGGAACTTGGTGAAGATGGAATTATCACTGGTGATATTACCGACACATTCAACATAGCTCTATTCACTGTCGGAGTTTCCGATAGCCAAGTACCACCAGTTACCACTCTGGCATCACTGGAAATGGAAGGTAGGCAGAGTGGTTTTGCAGCCAGGTTGTATGAGCAGCTAGAACCGTTTGCTCGGTTAGATATGCCAGACATTCAGGGACGCCAACACCTATGGATATTGTGTTTGGCAATCGGTTCCATGTTCGATCAAGTCGAGGATATTACTCAGCTTCGCCCGGATGATTTGGTTGGTTATGCTGACATGATCGACGTTGATCGTGCGCGTTCATCTTGGCTGGGGTTCACTGCCATGTTTGCTGGTGTCAGACTCGCAACCACCACTGACATTTATAGTGGTGCTGGTCCGCAGCTAATAGCAGGCAGCGATCCACCATCATTGGTAACACCACAAGAGCAACGTGATTGGATTAGGCAGCGTAGAAGATGGCTGAGAGCTAGACCGGAAGCATTGATCGAGGAAGTTCAGTTTACGCTCATAGGTAATAAGACGGTGCTATTACGGGAGCGCGTCAACTCAGCATGGAATTGGGTAGTGGTAACTGTCGAGGCAGAGACTCCAAACCCAGCCGCCACGGAGTTTGTAATACTCTCCCATAAACCAGCGCCAGATACCTTCCAGCACCTTATCATTCAAACCCTATTGTGGTTCCGGGTGAATGAGCTATACACCAGTTGGCAGGACGTTTATGATACGTACGCCAATTACCATGATCTTAGGTTCGCCGAGTTCCACTGAGGGAATCGGATCGGTGCTGGTGAATCTCACCCTCTCTCACTGCTCCAAATGGAAATGTTTTCCACAATCGGGCGAGGGTACTTCAGGGACTTCCAGCCGGTTCTACATGCTCCGGTGACATGTTGGACATGTATTGAACCTTACCGTCCTGCGCCCTGCGGACGTTATCAAGGAATGGTGAAATCCGGTCGATCCTGGCATGGATGCACCTGATCTGATTACCAATTTGAATGTTGAAGCGTATGATGTTTTCGCTCTCGATGTATGCCTGCGCCCATTCAGAGTTTGGGAATAGCTCGGTACATTCAATTATCTTCATGGTCCGCTTTCTGAATATGAATATGAATGTCCACCACGCCAGTTGGTTTTAGCTGGACAAAATATTGTCCGTCCACTTCCTGCCAATCCATGACATCATGAGTATCAATACCGGCAAACAGTAACCCCAGCTTCAGCCGCTCCGGTAGCTTATTCATGCTGCTGATTCCCTCACCTTTTTCTTTTCTGGTATTACTCGGCACTCGCCCCAATTTGGTCCCTCAGATATTTTGGCCTTGAAGGGTACGATAGTGTTGATTGGCACCCTGGACATTTCCTTGCGCACCATATCCTTGACGCGATCAGCATAATCCTTGCGACACTCGATGGTCATGGAGTCATGTATCGTTAGAACAATATGAGCTACCTTCTCGCCAGCCTTACGATTCAAGGCTTGCAACTTGGCATGAATCCTTACCACTGCATCAAGAGTAATGTCACTGGCTAAGGATTGAATGGGTGTGTTCATTGCTTGACGCCCAACATTACCGTTATCGTTCTTCACTATGAGCGGGAATCGCCTGAGCCTGCCTAGTGCAGTTTCAAGAATTTGATCCCGGTAGATAGCATGACGTTGCTGTTTTTGCCATTCCGCCAGTTGAGGGTAATGGTCAAAAAACCGGGAGAAAAATTCCTCCATTTGCTCATAAGTCCAGCGTATTCCTCCGAGTTCATTTTCCATGTAGTCCATTTCAGGACCGTAGGCGAGAGAGTGAGCTGACCGCCCATACAACGCTCCAAACACCATACCTTTGGAGAGCCACCGCTCATAGTGTGTGACTTCTTCCTTTTGGTAGATAGCGTCGCTGGCGTCTTTATGTAGATCCCGGTCATCAAGGTAAACCTGTATGAAATTTTTGTCACCTGTTAGATGTGCTGCCACTCGTAATTCCAACTGCGAATAGTCAGCTTCAATAAGTGTCCAGTCAGTGTTCTCTGGAATGAACGCAGCTCTGACATCAATACCAATGTGTGATTCATCGGGAATATTTTGCAGATTGGGATTGGCAGAGGATAGCCTACCTGTAATGGTTCCATGCAGGAGAAAGTCGCAGCGTACCCTATCATCTTCATCCATCCTATCAAGTAGTCCATAAACGTATGTTCCCAGCGTCTTTTGTATCCGTCGCCAATTGATAAGTTCATTGAAAAGTTCAGCATGTTCAGGGTATCTACTCCGCAAAATGCGCATGACAGGCTGGGAGGTTGGGCCTTCTTGCAACTTACCTTTTCGCTCAGTCTTGGTAACAGGCATGCCAAGTTGTGAGTAGAACAGGTTGAAAGTCTGCTTTGCAGAATTAGGGTTGAACTCGGGGTTACCGACATAATCTCGAATCTTTTGTGTTGATATTTCCAGTTCCTCTAGAAGCTGCTCGCGCATATCCTCTAGGTAAATTCGATCCAACTTGCAGCCATGCAATTCAATGTCGGTAAGTGTCATGCTAGCTGGCATGAGCAGCCACTCATAGAAGTCATACAGCCGCTCGGATTCCTCATGAACATCATGCTTCAGATCAGTTGCGAGCCTCGCGGTATAGTAACAATCCATCGCAAGGTAATTACTCAGCGCTTCCAACATGCGCTTCTTCTTTTCACCATCAGCTTTGCGGTACGCCACCAGCCATTTCCCAACTTCAATATCATAGTCCGGCGCATCATACCGGACTCGGGATATGTTCTTCAGTGAGTGCGCACCATACTTGCCCCAGGGTCTTTCATCCAGGCAGTAATTTAGCAATAGCGTATCGTCGATCCGTCCGAACTGGTAATCAATACCGAACCGCTCGAAATTCTTGATAATGAATTTCAGATCGAACTTACCATTGTGGAATGCTGTTGATCCGAATTCCAGTTGATCCGCTATCATGTGCCATGTTCGCCGGTCAGCTAGGAGAGATTGGTCTATGATGACAACATCACCATCAACACCAGTGGTGTCCATGCTGCCGAAACCCATGAGTAGAATTTCATCATCCAGTGGTGAGAAGCCGGTTGATTCGATGTCGCATGATAGCTGGTGATCTGAGAAAGCACCAATCTCTTTCATTCGACTATGTAATTCTCGAGTGTCAGTTGGGACGATGAAGCGTATGTCTGGCCAGGGTTCGCGGCCATCAGTGGTGAAGAACTTTTGAAATGACTTGAAGAAATCCCTGTATAACTCTGGGTCTAGGATAACCCGCGTTGGCGAATATGTTCCGATAAGTTGCATGCCATACACGTACATCCACTTACCATGCACCTTGTCCATGCGGGGTATCTTATCCGTGCTAGTGAGCGCAGCATACCCAATTGTCCCCAGGCAGAGTACCTTCTTACAACCACATGACCGCAACTCTCGCAATAACCTAGCTCGGCAACATTCCATTGTCTCTCGTAAAGCCTTAGGTTTATTGGTGATTGGTTTGCAGTTGAGTGCGGTAATGACACCTATGTCCCTTTCATCAACGTCAAATGCTTTTAGTGTTGACCGTATGAGTCTGCCAGTGTCGCCTTGTAATAGCTTGCCCTTCTTGGCTTCAAGGTTGGTCGGATAGTCGAGAACCAGCATGATTGGTTCCCTACCAACAATCCGATCACATACGATAGCCTGATTCTCGCAGTTCCGACATGGCAGCAGGTATTCAATTTCGCTGGCTCTCGACTCCGTTATCATGCCTTCAGTACTCCTTTGCTCTCAGTGATAGGATGACCTTCGCTTTCCAAGTGTGCTAGCAGTTCACCGAAGGTTTCAAATTGCAGTATGTTTTCCAGGCAACAAAATACGTTGGCTCGTTTCCCAACTATGGTAACTGGAATACCACGGCCAAGAGCGTAGCCAAATTCAACAAACTGCCCGCCACGACTAGGGTGACCAGTGCGCGGCGGATCGGTGAATAGTATGAGTTCGTCCGCATCTTCTATGTCATTCAAATCATCACGGGCGAATTGTTCAGCATCACTACCAGGATAGAGCTGTTCATTACTAGCCTGGTGGTAACCGCGAATCCAACGTGAGGTTATGTTGAACCCATATCCCATCAACACTTCAGCATACGATATGATCGCATCGCGGCGACTATACCTGCTGGCAAGATAGAGATTCAATGGTTTGGTTTTAGGTGAACGCCTGGGAAACTGCGGAGAAGTAATGTATTCAATGATTTCACGTTTAGTTAGCATACCGTCTTGCTCGACAGTTTCACAGTGTTGGCATTGTGCTGAACAACGCTTCCTGGCCGGAATTGCATTTGGCATCATGCATAGTCCGGTCCAGGGTTTTGCGTAGTTAGCTCGCGGTTGGTTGTATGACATTACCGGATTCGACGCCTGCTGCTACCACCACTCCGGCGACTGGCTGATGCTCGGCGTGGTTGCCTCTCTTCACTGGCACCATCACCGTTATCATCATAGTCATCATCACGCCTATTACGTGATGGTTTGCTGCTGCGCTTCTTGGTCTTACGCTCGGCGAACAGATCATTTACCCTGTTCTGTTCCCGTCCCTCATACATTTCATTATGCACGTTGGCAACTGCTTCCATGCCTTCTAGGTCTGGCTCTAGCAGGCGTGGGCCTTCTTTGGTGCTGGGTTCGATGTCATCATCATATTCCAACTCGACATCTTCATCAGCGTCTATGACATTCAATCCTTCCAGAACTTGCTTCAACCGGAATAGTGCTGTTTCCTTCAGGCTGGTGATGAGCCAAAGCTTGCGATTCTCATAGTCACCATCTATGATGGTCAACTCCCAATTCAGGTATAGACCATCGCCTGCCTTATTCTGCCTCACTTCCACCTTGTCAATTTCGACACCATATTCACCCTCGGGAACTGGCTCGAAGGATTCAACATCAGAGAAGTTGACACGGAAATACGGCATGTTAGTCTCCTTACACCAGGTTGTCTAGTTCGTCATCATATTCATATTCGTAGGCATCGAATATGATGGCGCAAAGTCGATCACGCTCAGCCGTACGATCAGGTATTTTGAACTTGCGGCCCAAATCTTTGACCAGTTTGTATGCTGCTTTCTTACCTGGCATATTAGCTTCATTAGATTCCTGGGCTGATTCGCCTGCTATGTCTTTTATTTGGTCCCAATCAACGCGGCCATTGGTGGTCAAGTTGATTTTCCTCTTTGGTACCAGTGTTGTCTCCGAGCCAACATATTTCCTTAGAGCCTGAATGGATAAGTCTACCAACTCTTCTAGTTTAGTCATGTCCATCAGTTGTCTCCTTGCGGCGTAATGTCGATTCTTACAACAGGACCAACCATGTATACTTTCCAGCTTTGTCCATCGGTTCGTTTACCATGACCATCAGCGATGCGCTCCACTGCATCTATGATGTCATCCCAATCTTCATCTGTTAGTTGTATCCGAGAGTGTCCAGAATCTCGGTGATGTCTGGTTGGAATATTTCGCTTGGCGCGCTGCTGTTCCACGGTGTTCTTACTTTCGTTCGGTATTTTGGATAGTCATGCAGAAGTAATAGTCTCTCTGTCTCGCCGGATTCTCCCTCAGTGAGTGCCAAGTATCCGACGACTGACACCAATCCCGCGATTTCTTCGGCAAGTTGTCCTGATAAATCTGGAATGGTAACTCTACCCAATCTGGATTCATCAACCGTTTTAGCATGAGCCGAGAGAAATACATGCATATCCAAATCTCGAAGTCGTCTTAGTACCCTGCGTAGCTGGACTCCTGTTCTATTGTAGTCTTTGAGTTCTATTAGGTCTGGGTCTTTACGCTGCTTTTCCTCCTTGCGTAGTATGTCTAGTTGAGCCCAGCGATTCCACTCGGAAATGCTATCAACACCGATGGAGTTGTATTCCCGAAAGTCTATGGTACGACCATTCAGCTTCAGTTTCTCACCATATTCCAGGCACTCGATCAGTATGTTTGCATCGTCCCAGGACCGGAGTGGAAATACATCTATGTCTAGTCCATCCAGTGACTCGGACCCAGCCTCCCAATCAAGGAAGCACATAGGAAATGTCCGTTCATCTTCTTGCGCCGTACCCAACAGGTGAGTCTTACCATGTCCAGGTGGCGCGAAGAAAAGACACTTGGCATGCTTCAATGCGCCGGGAGAAAATACCTGCAATGTCATGTTTCCTCCCATTGCACCTTGACTCCACGTAGCAAACCTATGCTAGCTGTCAACTCCTTTAGTGCTGATTCCAGTTGGAATGTTGTCTCGGTACGTACAGGTTGCGGATTCAATAACTCCACCATTTCAGCGCGGCTGAATTCCATAGTACCTATGATGCGATCTATTATCTCGATCTGATGGGTATTCATGGCGCTGCCTTCCGGTCTGGGCGTTGGTCATACCTAGTCTCCATGACAGCTTTCCAATCAGAACCATCCTCGATAGCTTGGCATATTGGACCGACACTGCACCTGGGACACCAGAACTTTGACATGT